GTTCTGCTCCTTCGGCTCCAACGCCGGGTTGAGCAGATCCTTGGCGTTCGGGATCTTCAGCGTCTCGAGGATGCGCTCCTCGACCTTGCGCTGGTTGTAGAGTTGCGGCAGCGCCGCGCTGCGTTGTGCCACCGCCTGCACCTGAGCAAAGCGCTGAGCTTCGCTGAAGATGTTCGGGTCGGACACGGGCACCACATCAAGCGGGCCTTCGAAGTCTTGACGCGTTGCCAGTTCCTCGCCGACCTCGTCCTCAATGTCCTCGTCGTTGAGGTACATCGCGTTGAGGCGGTGCAGGATGCCGAGCAACTTGGCCATGCTGTTGTGCATGCGCGCATGGATGGCGCTGAACACGACCATGCCCTGCTCGAGCTTAGCCAGCGTTGTGCCAACCGGCGCGTTCGGGTTACCGTCGGCGATGTCCTCCATCGTCGTGCGGATCACGCCCTTGCCGGCGTCGACCAAGAAGCCAAGCAGGCTGAACAGCACTGGGTTGGGCGGCGAGTAAGGCAGAGGCATGATAAGCTTGCGGATGTCGTCCGCAGCCATGCCGCCCTCGATCTCCATGACCTGCGTCGGTTGGATCTCAAGCGACTGGCCGCCCTTCGAGCCGCCCTTCAGCTTGAGCATCGTCTGGCTGTTGCTGATGTGCGCCGCGTCGAGCAGCGCACGCAGCGCGCCAGTTGCGGCAGCAGATAGACCGCCGACCATGTGCGGCAGGCCGATCGGGTACGCACCGCGCCATGGCACGAACGGGAACTCAACGAACCACTGAAGCTCTTCTTGCGCGTCGTCTAGCTCGTCCCAGTTGCGGTAGATGCTCAGCACCTTAGACGTCGTCTTGTCCACCGTGATGATGTAAGGCAGCGCCTCATCACCCTCGATGTCGGAGATGACGTAAATCTCATAGACGGTGCGCAGACCGTCCTCGTTGTAGCTGCTCTCGTCGCGGCCCTCGATCTTCATGTTGGCCTTCTCGGCCTTCGAGTAGTCGGGCTCCATGCTGACCGGCGCCAGATCGACGTCGCGGTACATGCCCTGCTTGACGCGGCGCTGATAGTCGAGCTGCGTCAGATACTGAACGTGCGTCTTGCGCTGCGCCGAATAGAAGTTGGTCGCGGCGAACGGTAAGTACATGTCGTCGATCGCGACGAACAGGAAGTCCGGCCGGTTGCGCGGTTCGTTCCACGTCACCTTCATGTACTGCGCGCCGCCGAGCGGCACCTGCGTCAAGAGCTGCTCGAGCTCTGCGCGGAACTCAGGCGACTGCGTCGTGAGCTGCCAGTTCATGAAGTCGGTCTTGCGCTTAGCCTTCTTGACCTTGTCGCCTGACGGCTCGCCGGGGATGAAGTCCTTGACCGGTCCCTGCGGTGGGAACAGTTCTTTGATGGCGCGGGCTGAGAAGTCAACGCAAGCCTCGGTCAGCATCGGGTGCACAACCTTGGTCGCGCCCTGGAACTGCGCACCGCCTGGTGCGTCGTCGCCCAGGCCGGTGCGGCGGAGGCCCTCTTCGTACTGCTCGTCGCGCTTCTTGCGCGCCTGCTTGTCCTTGCCGACCACGTCGAGATAGGTGCGTGCGATCTCGGACAGCTCGCTCTCGGACATCGTCTCGGCCAGGTTGGCGTAGAAGTCATCGGAGCGTGCGTCGCCCTCGCCGTCGTCCATGCGCACGATCGCGCCGCCGTCTTCGGTGTCGATGACGCTATCGTCCTCGTCGTCGGGCAGCTCGATTATCTCGCCAGTAAGGATGTTCTCGTCTTCGTCCATGGCCTCGTCCTTCATACGGCGTAGGGATTTACCACCGGCTTAGGCGGCGGCGTTGTGATTTCGTCTTTGCGTGCTTGTACAGCATCAAGCAGTCGCTTGTCCATGCACAGTCGCAAGGCCTGCGTCGTGCTGTCCACAAAGTCGTCGTGCTTGATGCTGTTCGGCCCAGTGTAGCTGCACAGTTGGTGCAGCATCGGGTCGATCCAGTTGCGCGGCCGGCCGGGGTGCGACGCGCTCTCGGGCAGCCAGACCATCTTGCGTGCGAAGATCGGCGACACGATGTGCAGACGCGTCAGCTTATCAGCTCGCCCTGGGTTGTATGCGTAGGCCTCGAGGCCCTCGCGCTCTAGCATCTGGCGCAGGCTGATGCCGCTGCCCTTGTCTTCGATCAGCAGGATGTCAGGCTTGCGCCCGGACGTGAGCGGCTTGCTCGATCCGAACATCGGCTTGATCAGCGCGTTGTCGTCGTCATCGCCGTACGCGATGTTCATCTCTTTCCTCACGCGCCGGATCAGGTCGGGCATGCCCAGATGCTCTTCCCAACAGTCGAGCAGCATGATGTTGTTGCGCTTCTCGTGATGGAACACGCCCCAGACTGTGCACGCCGTCGGGTCAGGGTCGCCCTTCTTCTTGTCGTATGTCTGTTCGGTGAACGCCGTGTCGAGCGACAGGATAACCAGGTCGAAGCGCGGCATCGGCTTGTCGTGCGGCCACAAGCGGAACTGGCTGCGCTTCACAATGCCGCTCTCTTCAGGATCGATCAACTCGCCGTACAGCTCCTGCCGGCCGAGCGTTGTGCCCTCGTACTGTTGAAGCTGGTCGAAGAAGCTGTCGGGCAGGTTCGTCTTGTTGTCGTACGTTGAGCCGGCCACAATCAACCGGCCGGCGTTCGGCGCGGTGAGCTTGCGGATGATGTCCTTGGGCCTGGGCGTTGTGGTCCACAGCACTTGCGGCTTGTCGCCCAGGCGCAGGCCCATCATGGCCATGTCCCACACGTCGTCGTACGGCCAGGCGGCCAGCTCGTCAGCCCAGATGCGCGTGTGCTGCGGGCCGCGTAAGCGCTCAGGCTTCTCAGCCGTGAAGCCACGTATCAACGATACACCGCCTGTGCAGTTGAACATCTCGATCGTCATGTCGGTCTTGTTATATGCTTTGATCAGCTCAGGCGGAATGATGTCGAGCAGCCCGTTCTCGAAGCAGGTGAACTTCACGTCCTGATAGGTAGGCGCGATCACCGCGCTGTCGAACCCTGATGGATCCAAAAATACTTTCCGTGCCAGCCACTCTGCTCCGACGCGCGTCTTACCGTAACCGCGCCCTGCCAGATAGCCGCACTCGGTAAACTGCGGGTCTTTGCCTTGGAGCTTCGCCGCCACTTCAGGGACTTGATTAGGCCGCGCTGTCTTTCCCCAGCGCTTCTGCCAGACGAGGAAGCGTGCCTGCTTGTCATCGAGGCGCGACAGGACGGATGCATCAACGGTCACTTGCCTTCGGGTGTCTTGATCGCCAGGTCGGCCAGCTCTAGCATGAGCTCAGGCGACACGAGTGACACTTCGGCCTTGATGGTCTCGCCCGGTTTGTTGCCGACGTCGACCGTCTGCTTGTCGCCGTACTTTCCCGGGTTCCACTTAGCCAGGAGCTTCAGTCGGATCTCTGCGCGGTTGCGCGCCCAGGCAACGCCTGCGCTGTCGATGCGGCTTGTTGTCTTGTTGCCTTCGCTGTCGAAATCGATCACGCGCTCAGGCTCTGCGTCGAGGATCTCCAACGCCTGCTCGGCTATGGCATCTGCACCCACGTCGCGCGCACGCGCATACGCGATGGCCAGACTTTCGTCTGCACGTATCCAATCCAGCCACGCAGTCGGATGCGGAAACTTCTCGGCCGATCGGCAAATAGCAGCGAGCGGCTCGCCGTTCGACAAGCGATGCAAGATCTCTTCAACCACTTCGGGTTTGCGTTTAGTCGGATATGGCATGTGCGTGCTCGCGATGCGTCCTCAAGCTTCCACTGAAGTTGCCTAGATAGCACCTCGAGCGACACATCTCAAGCCCATCCCTCAATCGACCCTGAATAACCGTCCGCCCTGGCACGCGTGCGCTGCTCAGCCAACGTCAAGTTCGGCAGCAGCTTGTCATGCTTGAACGCCCAGCGGCACATCGAAGCCAGCAGCATGGCACTGCCGATCTCTGACGACGTGTTCTTTGTGATCGGCACCTGGTCACGCTCAAGCGATCGCACCTCGGCAACCTTCTCCACCTTCAGCTCAGGCTTATCCACCGGCGTCGGTGGCAGCTCTCTTGCGATCACCTTGCGGTAGCCGCGCACAAGCAGCACCGACACGTGGACGCCATGCTTGCGACGCAGCGCCTTCACGATCGCCACATCATCAGCCACCGCCATCGTCAGCAGCTCAATATCGTTTCTCATCTCTTGCGTAAGTACCATCATGTGCTCCTCTTCTAAACGAGATACACTACCTGCCACCAAGCAACAGATTGCGCAAGCATCTAATTGCGACGCAGCGTGCAGCATCTGCGCATCATGCTGCACGAGGTGATCCCAACAAGTCTCAACACAGCGCAGCACATCGGCGCAGCGCAGCGTGACCCCAGCACGAGCAGCGTGCAGCATCGTGGGGTACCCCTAAAGGGGTAACCCCCACACGCTGCATGACACGCTGCGTCTCGCGCTTGCCTGCAGCATGCAGCAGCAGCATGCAGCATGACCAAATGCTGCTGCTGGCTAGTGATTGCTTGCATAGCTAAATGCTGGCTAGTGATTACTTGCATATTTATTTTCACGGGGGGCTTGCAAGCGTTTACTTGATATGCAATTATACTGATATCAAGCAAGCAAAGGAGACACTGAAATGACTACACGCCGCCTCATCAACTGCCCAACATGTTCAGGTTCGGACAAGACGACCCGCAACATCTGGGACGTCGACTTCTACGAGCGTACCCGCACTTGCCGCTGCTGCGGTACGACGGTTAAGCTCAAGGCGCTGTCCCCCACCATCCGCGCCAAGCGCGACGCGCACAACGCAAGGATGGAAGCTATCCTCCAATCCGTAATCGCAGGAGGCGTGACATGACACCGCGCCGCCTGACCGCGCTGCTCCGCCAGCTCGCCGATCAACTGGAGAAGACCAATGGCTAAGTACGGCAACGGCAACCCATGGCCAGAAGAGGACGTTGCGCGGATCGCGGGCATGTACCGCGCTGGCATACCCATCAAAGAAATTGCGCGCCGGTTCGACACCACACCAAACGCGATACACCAGCTCATGGGGCGTAAGAAGGCGTACCGAACGCTCACCCGCAAAGTGGGTAAGGCGGCATACGGAAAAACAACCCGCACAGTAGACCAAGGCGACAACGTCAGCGCGCTGTTTGGCAACGCCGAGAGCGAGGCAGAATAAATGCACTGGCGCCAAGCTGAGACGCATTGTCATCATGCGCAGGCAGGGCTCGACGTGGAAAGAGTGCGGCGAGGCTGTGGGTGTATCCGGCAGTGTTGCCCAAGATTGGGTAGAGTTCCTGCCCTTTGAATTATCAGTATAAGGAGACTACTATTATGACCGAAAAGACATGGACCGTCGAGGATCTCAAGGAGCGCGCCTTGCACTTCCAGAGGCTGCACGAAAAGCATCTCGCCGCGACTGGCGCTGAGAACACGCCTTACCGCGAAGACTACAAGCATTACCTCGACCGATGGTACGCCGCCGCTGGGATGGGCGAATATGACAAAGGAGCACTATGACTATGACTAACAACTTTCCAAAAGGACCCCTCGCGTTCCCGAACGCCGTCCCCGATACCTTTTACGACTTTAACGACGGCATGACCCTGCGCGATTACTTCGCAGCTAAAGCGATCAACGGGATGCTAGGCAATCCACGCTATGACAGCACTTCGTTTGCTACGCTCTCCACCTGGGCGTACCAGCTCGCCGACGCAATGCTCGAAGAGCGCTAATAAACAAGGAGCACAATGACTATGTCTGACAACTTAAGCTACGCCTGGCGCAACAAGCCTCTTGGCGACGTGATGCCAACAAGCCGCCTGCTCGACAACCTCGAGCGCGCCGGCTACCATACGGCAGGCGACATCCTCGACGCCAAGGCGGAGGCGCTGGCCGCTGACGTCCGTGGCGTCGGGCCGATACGCGCCGGCCGGATACGCCAGACGGTCTTCGACCACGCGAAGCGGTTCGGCTCGTCCGAGACGCCGAACTGGGTCATGGTGCCGGGTCACGTTGAGTTCACTGAGACAACGCCGTCACTAGCCGACACGCTCATGACGCTGGGCGCGATGCTCGCTGTGGCGCTGCTGTTCTTCGTGACTGTGAGTATCTTGCTATGAGCATCGCACCGATCGTCAACGGGTTTCCCCTGCTGAGCCGCATGGCGCGATCTGCTCTTGACTGGTCGCAGCTCGAGACATCGCGCCGCACAGGCATTCCCAAAACTACACTGGCACGGTTTGAAACGTGTTCCGGAGGGCTTAGCGCGACACAGTGCGCCACGCTAATAGAAGCTTATGAAAGCGCGGGGCTGACCTTCTCTCAAGAGCTTGGCTCAATCGGTGTCTCGCTGCGCGACAGCGCGACAGTGCTGGCGCAGTTACAAGACCCTGACCGCCGACGCTCAGACTACAAAGGATCACAGTAATGACAACCAAGCCTGACCTCATATGCCGGGACAACGTCCTGATGCCGGGCCAGCTCCAGTTCGTGCACCCTGAGACCGGCGCTCTGATCGCCACGGTCAACGCCAACACGCCTGAGGGCAAGTACACCGTCGCCGCCATGTTCATTGGCTTCGAGAAGGTGGGCTACAAGATCAAGGACGAGACGCACCTTGTCACAACGTCTGAGGGCGACGAGCTGCCGCAGGTGACGACATGAGCAGCAGAAACCTACCGCACCACCTGTATGTCTATGTGGACAGCTCGTTCATACGCAAGGAAGGCAAGGGCTTCGAGCCAGCCGTCTGGTTCGCGCTTCGATCTGAGCCTGACCGAGCGTGGGGATGTACCGTGCTAACCGAGGAGGGCGCGGTATACCGCAATCTGCCCCCACATTCGCTATCGTTCAGCAAGAACCCAGAGCCAGCCTGGACACTGCAACAAGCGCAAGTCTGGGACTGCTACGGCACCGAGTTTGACGTCATCAAATACGAGTATCTGGTAAATTTAGAAGCGCGTTACGACTACGGCGACGACCGGGCGACCTGCCTGTTCACCGCCTGCCCGCACAGCGACGGCTTCAGCGCCGCGCCAGAGCAGTCGAAAGAGTTCATGTTCATGCGAACGACAGGCGACCGTCTGCTTATTCGTCCCACCAATATGGTGCTGTTCGAGGAGCGCAGCTTCACTGAAGACACAGGCTGGCCGACTGACATCATGACATCCACGCAAGTCTGGCGCGCAGAGTGAGCCATTCGTAAATTATAAAACCTAAGGAGAAGTAAAATGATGACCCCAGAAGACGCAATGAGACAGGCCCACATGACGGCCAGCCTGTACGCATACGAGGCGTCAGTCGCCTATGAGAAGATCTTCGGCGCACGGCCAGAGGACGAGCCCGAAGCCGCCGCCGTATTCATCGGCCAGTACATGCGCACCGCAGCCCACGACTACGATGTCGCCATGCGGGAGCGCGGCAAGTGAGCGATTTAGCAGAGCAACTTAGAGCCGCTGCGGACGACATGGGTGGTGAGCTTCTTCCATTTGCACGCATGTACACGCAACTAGCTGACCGCATCGAAGCTTATGAAGTGGAGATCGTGCAGCTAGAGGCAGCACTAAAGCGCATCGCAGGCGGTTGGCCAAAGCCAATGCAACTGGCGCGCGAGACGCTCGAAAAGAAAAAGTGAATTATTTTGCACAAGGGGCTTGCAAGTGTTTGCTTGCACGTCTACAGGTTACCTCATCAAGCAAGCACAAGAGGACACCGACATGATTGACTGGACCAAAGACGAACGCACCGCAGCACTGATGGCAGAAGCTGTAAGGCACTGCCTGGCTACCGACGAGTTCTCGCTCGAGCACGAGGAGCGGCTCGAGCTTATCCGCGACGAGTATCTTACCGACCGCTGGAACGACTATCGTAGCGAAGACACCGACGGCTTCGAAGATTGGCACGGCCAGCTAACGGTCGAGGAAGCCTTCCACGCTGCGTTCGACGCCGACAACGCTGTGCGCGTTGGGTGATCGACATGCACAGCATCCCTCTTATCACCACACCCGTCCGCCAACTGGACGACAAGCTCTGGGCCATCTTCAGCAAGAAGGGCCCGCTAACCGCAGAGGAACAGGCTTACCTCGATCGCATCGAGGCTGAGTACGAAGAGACTATCTTTGACGAAGGGGAGTACAACTGATGAGCATATTTAATCCATGGGCTGAGGTCCGCAAACTAAAGGCCCAGCTCGAAGCAGGCTATGAGACATACCGCGTCGAAGAGACGCAGCAGCAGGCCGAGTGGGCCAAGAAGGCCGTCCTGCTGGAAGAGCTGGAGCGCGACAACGCCGCTCTGCGCCGCGAGCTCAAACAAGCCGTCATCCGAGGTTCCAACAACAACTTTGAGCTCGAACGCAAGCTGGGCGAGATGACTGCGCAGCGTAACAAGGCGAACAACGCCATCAAGCGCAAAGATCGCGTCATTCAGCGCCGCGAGGCCGACATCAAGGAGCTTGAGCTCGACGTGCGTGAGATAGAGCGCAAGATGTGCGCCGCCGTTCAGGAAATCGATCAGCTTAAGTCCATCAAGGTTAATTTCATAAACCAAAGTTTCGACATGGTCGCGCTCAAGCAGCAGGTCGAAGCTCTGACTGCACTGAAGGAAGAGAACCGCAAGCTCGAGGCTGACCTCGCCCAGGCTGTTGACCCGCGCGACGCTAAGACGGGCCGCTTTACCAAGAAGGCGAAGTGATCATGCTCTACGATTTCGACATCGAGTACGAGCTGTTCGAGGAGGGGCCGATCGACGTGATCGAGTATTACGTCACGGCGCACGACACCGACACCGGCCGCATCCTGCGCCACAACATTGGCTTCCGCACGCACGACCTGTTCATCAATCCCGTAACGGGCGACGAGCACATCTACCCGCGTGACCACAGCGACCCCCAGCGCGAGGTCGAGCTGCTCTTGTGCTCAGTGCGCAAGAAGGGCGCGATCAATCCGGTCTGGTGGTCGGAGCTCGTGCCCGCAGCGGTCTACCCGTGACAGCGAACGACAACACGACGCCGGAAGACGATGACGATTATCTGTCCGAGGAAGAGTTGAGCGAGATGCTTGGCTCAGCCTCACACTTTGGCACCATTATCGAGCGGCGCCTGGTAGTCACTTGGCTGAACAAGAACGCCGCCGACTTCTTATTTGAGCCGGGGCTCGACCCCAAACTTCAAGAATACGGCACGACAGTGCTCGAGATGGTCGCCGACGCGATCAGAGAACAAGAGCACTGGACAGGTGCCCATAACACCAGGGAGACAATACAATGACACGAAGCACCAACGAGATCATCAGGGAAGCAGCCCGCGTGCTGGCGAAGCAGGATAAGCTGCGCAAAGAGCAGCGGGTACTTGAGACGCGCGTGCGCGAGCTGTGCCGCGAGTTCGAGACGGCTGAACGCTGCTGGGCCCTCGCGCCTCACATGCTGCGCCAAGAAGTCGAGGCGCGCACCAACCGGAAGATCGCGGCATGAGCAACGACACACCACTATTCTTTGTGGTCATGGGGCTGCTGGCTCTTACCGCATACCTCATGGTGACAGCGCCGCCGCGCACCGCAGAGGAACGCAAAGAGATGGAAGAGGACTGGTGGGAATGATGGCTAAATGCGTCGCCGACCGTTTATGACTTGTATCAAGCAATCACTTTAATGTAGGCTACTCGGCCTATCCAAAGGAGCACATAGTGGAACAATCAGGACTAGCGCGCGCCGTTAAGTTCGCAGGAAGCGTTTCGGCTTTCTCGAAAGCGGTCGGCGTGACCCACCAGGCGGTATACCAGTGGCTGCAACGCGGCTGGCTGACGCCGAAACGCGCAGAGCAAGTGAGCGAACTGTACGGGGTGCCTGCGGCCGAGCTGCTCGACCCAGAGATCACCAAGCTCGTGCGCGTCACCGATGTGGCCGATGTAGCTCAAGACCTCCTCTAATTGGAGGGCCACACATGCCGGGTGAAAGGGACACATCCATGCCTAACGTCGCGACTATTGCGCCGCAACACCGCTCTATTGAGGTGCCGGATGAGCTGCAAGCTCTGCCTGGCTGGCTTGTGTGGCGGTATGAGCAGCACCCAGGCGAGCCTAAACCTCGTAAGGTGCCATACTATGTAGACGGCGGCCGGCGCTATGGCGTCCAGGGCTCGCCCCAAGATCGCGGCAAGCTGACCACGTTTGCAATGGCGCGCGACGAGGCCATGAAGCGCGGCTTCGACGGCATCGGCCTGGCGCTCATGCCAGACTGGGGCGTCACTGCCTTGGACTTCGACAAGTGCGTCGGCCCGAACGGCGCGATGCCGCATGAGATCGTCGAGATCATCGGCGACACCTACAGCGAGTACTCGCCCAGCGGCGAGGGCGTGCGCGCCTTTGTGCGTGGCAATCTGGGCAACAACAAGAGCTATGCGGAGGGCGACCGCTACGGCTTCGAGACGTTCAACACCAACGGCTTCGTCACCATCACAGGGCGGCACACGCCGTACTGCGAGATCATGGGACTTGAGAACACGATTGCGCCGGCCTCTGATCATGTGATCGAGCTGGCAGGGCGCCGCTTCGTGCGCACATCGTCTGCCGTTGCGGACGACCCCGACGACTTCATGATCGGCCACGAGCCTAAGCTGAACCTGACGGTCGACCGCATGCAAGAGCTGCTCGGCGCGTTAGACGCTGACATGGGCCGCGACGACTGGATCAGGGTCGGCATGGCGCTACACCATGAGTGCGAGGGCGACGACACTGGCTTTGAGCTCTGGGACGAGTGGTCGGCCGAGGGCTCGACCTATCCTGGCACCGAGGGGCTGCGCGGGCAGTGGGAGAGCTTCGACAGGCGCGTCGGCAACGGCCACAGGCAGGTCACGATGGCGACTGTCCTAAAGATGGTGAAGCAGGCCGGAGGACCCACAACCGTAAACCCTCCTAAGGCGGCGAGCGCCCAAGAGGTGTCGGCCAAGGTCGATGCGCTCGTCGCAAATCTGGTGCCCTCTGAGGGCGTGTATTCGCCTGTGGGCTACACTGGTAGGTTCCCTGTCCTGTCTGCCGATGAGATGAGCGAGCAGAAGACGGCTAAGTGGCTCATCAAGGGCGTCGTGCCTGCCGCCGACATCGTCACGATCTTCGGCGCATCAGGCTCGGGCAAGAGCTTCGTCGTGCTTGAGATGGCGGCCTGCATCGCATTGGGCGTGCCGTGGCGCGGACACAAGGCCGAGAAGGGCCGCGTCGTGATCATCGCGGCGGAAGGCTCAGGCAGTTACGGCAAGCGTATCAAGGCGCTGGCGCAGTATCTGGGCATCTCGCCCAAGGATCTGGACATTGGCGTGATCGTTGTGCCGCCCAACCTCATGGAGGAGGGCGACGTGACCGATCTCGCTGCGTCGATCAAGGCGGTCGGCGGCGTGTCGCTGATCATTATCGACACCTTTGCGCAGGTGACACCCGGCGCGAACGAGAACGGCGCCGAGGACATGGGCCTCGCCCTGTCCAACGTGCGGGTGCTGCGGACCACGACCGGCGCAACGGTTGAGCTTGTGCATCACGCAGGCAAGGACGCCCACCGAGGCTCACGCGGCTGGTCAGGCATCCGTGCCGCCGTCGACGCCGAGCTGGAAGTGACGCGCGATGAGGACAGCGGTGCCCGGCAGATCCGCACCACCAAGCAGAAGGACGGCGAGGACGGCCTGAAGTGGGGCTTCAAACTGGAGACTATCCTGCTGGGCCTCGACGACGACGGTGACGAGATCACGAGCTGCGTTGCGGTTGAGGCTGATCTGGCCAAGGGCGGCGCGGAGGACATGCCGCGCAAGGGCGTCAAGAAGCTGGGCCGTGTGGCCACGCACATCCTCGAGACGATCGAGACGCAGATTGATCCGTTCGTGGCTGACATGGCGATCAATGACTTCATACAGCTCTGCGCGGACGGCATGCCGGCGCCTGAGATTGGTAAGCGTGACATCCGGCGCCAGGACGTGCAGCGCTCGCTCAAGAGCCTGACGACTGGGGCCGACGCGCCTATCTTGATCGAGCATGGCAGAATTATTTTCATGACAGGCTAGACAGGGGTTGCAAGTGATTGCTTGCATCGCTATGGGTTACATTCCAAGCAACGAAAAAGGGAAACTACGACATGGAAAAAGACCGTAACTACTATCGCCAGTGCGACAACGCCACGATACTCGTGTTAGCCAAGGAGGGCGGCGACGAGCTGTCTATGGTGCTGGCCGAGCGTCTGGCTGACGCACTCTTCGACCTCGAGCACGCAGACCGCAACGAGATCGCCGACCTGAAGGCCGAGGTCAACGACCTTAAGGAAGAGATCGCCGAGGCGAACCAAACCATCCGCTACCTTGAAAGTGAACTGGAGAACGTAAAGTGAGCATCACCATTGAAGTGACAGGCAACAGCATCCCCGAAGTGGCCGACAAGCTGCTGGCCATCGGCGCGAGCTTGCAGAACCCTAAAGCCACTCAGCCTGCATTTAGTTGGTTCGACGCCGAGCCGGAACACGACCGCGTTACCCCCAACGAACATGCTCGGGACTTCATACGGAAACTGTCGGCCCAAATTGCTGCGGAGGAAGCCAAAGCGGCACCCGTGGACCCTACGCCGGCCCCCAAGAGTGCGCCCGCTGCGGAAGCTACCGAGAGCCAGCCGACGACGGAGGAACCCTCTTCTACCCCTGCGCCTGCAACCCTGGACTATAAGACCGAGGTTGCGCCTTTCGTGCTCAAGCTGGTCGAGGTCTCCGGCAAGCCGGCAGCTCAACACGTGCTAGATCAGTTCGGCGTTATTAAAGCATCGCACATCTCGCCCGAGCGCTGGCCCGAGCTGGTCGCCATGATCAAGGCGGAGATGGGACAGTGAGCGGCCTGCACGCCAAGCTATCGCCGTCGGGCGCGCATCGCTGGATGCGCTGCCCTGGCAGCATCGCGCTCGAGGCACCCTTCCCAAACGACAGCAGCGTCTACGCCGCCGAAGGCACGCTGGCTCACCTGCTCGCGTCTGAGGAGCTGGACGGCACTAAGCCTGCCGCTGAGCGTATCGGAGAGCAGCACACGGTCGATGGATTTGACTTCACAGTCGACAAGGTCATGGTCGCGTACGTCGAGGACTATGTGAAGCTCGTGCGTGAGTATGCCGAGGGTGGCGTCTTGCTTGTCGAGCAGCGCGTGCCGATCGGCCACCTGACTGGCGAGACCGATGCCACTGGCACCAGCGACGCTGTTGTTGTGCACGCCGATGAGGGGCGTCTCACGGTTATCGACCTCAAGTACGGCATGGGCGTGCGTGTCCTGGCTGACGGTAACGAGCAGGCCATGATGTACGCGCTCGGCGCTCTGGAGAGTTACGAGCAGCTCGCCGACTTCGTTAACATCTGCATGGTCATCCACCAGCCGCGCCTC